GTGATATTTCAGCAATTTCTTCTACAACAAAAAGAAACTTCTTTTCAGACCCTGGACTTCATAGGACATTAATTGGTGACGGTCTTGCAACTTCATTCGCTGGATTATTTGGCGGACCCGCAAATACAACATATGGAGAAAATACTGGCGTATTAGCATTATCAAAAGTATATGACCCAAGAGTAGTAAGATTAGCAGCGTATTTTGCAATTATTTTATCTTTCTCTCCAAAATTTGCGGCGTTGATTAATTCTATCCCAACTGCAATTATAGGAGGAATTAGTTTTATTCTTTATGGTATGATTTCTGCTGTTGGCGTTAGAAATATGGTTGAGAACAATGTTGATTTAACCAAATCCCGCAATTTAATTGTTATTGCAACAATGTTTGTAAGTGGATTGGGATTTAGTTCTGTTGGCGGAGTTACATTTAATATTGGTTCCGCAACAATTACATTAACTGGTTTAGCTATTGCGGCAATTCTTGGAGTTGTGCTTAATGCAGTCTTACCAGAAAAAGATTATGAATTTGAAATTTAAAAATCATTAAAATTTTAGAAAAGATTAAGAAGAGACTTTCTTCTTAATCTTTTTGATTTTTTTAATAATTTATGATATAATATATGTATATAATAAAAAAGAGGTAAAATAAATGAATAATAAATTATATACGGAAGATAGTATACAATCATTAGACCCTCGTGAGTTTACACGTCTCCGCCCAGGAGTTTATTGTGGTTCTACAGAATATTCTACACAGCTTTTAATCGAAATAATTTCTAATGCTATTGATGAATTTAAAGCAGGACATGGAAATTTAATTGAAGTAAAAATAGATACAAAAGAAAACTCTTATATGGTACGAGATTATGCTCAAGGTTTTCTTGTTAATTCTATGAGAGATGACGGAAAAACTATCCTTCAAGCTTCTTTTGATACATTAAATACTTCAGGTAAATTTTCAGATGATGGAGTATATGAAGGAACAGCTCTTGGCTTAAATGGTATTGGTTCTAAACTTACGAATTTCCTTTCACATAAAATGGAAGTTGAAACGTGGAGAGATGGACAAACTGAATGTATCTTTTTTGAAGAAGGAATTTTTGTCAATAGATCTGTAGGTAAATCAAAAGAACCAAATGGAACTTATGTAAGATGGCAACCTTCAGAAGAATTTTTTACTCATCCAGAGGTTGATATAAATAAAGTAAAAGAATTATTTCATATTCTTACTTGCTTATGTGTAGGATTAACTATTGAATTAACAATAGATGATAAAAAAGAAATTTTTACATCTAAATATGGATTAAATGATTTGGTAGATGATGCGGTGGGCGATTCAGAAATCATTAATTCTCGTATGAATATGAATTTTGATGCAGGTAAGAATAAACTTGATATGGTTATTACTTATACATCAAAATATTCATTAAATATGATCGCATATGTTAACACCGGCAGCACAGACGCTGGACCACATATTACTCAGATAAAAACTATTTTAACCAGAGAATTTAATAAATTTTTTAAAGAAAAGAAATGGTTAAAAGATAAAGATGAAAATTTAAGTGGTGATGATATTCAAGAAGGAATGTTTATTGCTTTTAACTTAACTGCTCCTGGAGTGTCCTATGATGCACAAACCAAATCACGTATTGTAAAAATTGACATGTCACCATTTACAACATCTATTATAAATGAATTACATGATTGGTTTAATAAAAATGAAAAAGATATTAAGATAATTTTTGAAAAGGCGGCTGCCGCACGTAAAGCAAGAGATGCTGCAAAAAAAGCAAGAGATAAAGCAAGAGAACAAACAAAGAAAAAGCAGAAAGCTCTTAAATTTGATAGTAAACTTGCTGATTGTTGGTCTAAAGACCGTATGAAATGCGAGATATATGTGACGGAAGGTGACTCGGCCTCTGGCAACTTGAAACTGGCCCGTGATAATGAATTTGTTGCGGTTATGCCTGTCCGCGGTAAAATTCTTAATGTTAGAAAAGCAACACTTGATAAGATTCAAAAAAATGCAGAAATCATGACAATGATTGATGCTTTTGGTCTTACTGTTGATATGAAGACAATGAAGTTGACTTATAATAAAGAAGATCTTCGTTATGGAAAGATTATAATTGAGTCTGATGCTGACGTTGATGGAAGTCATATTAAGAATCTATTCTATACCTTTATATGGACATTCTGTCCGCAATTAATTTTAGATGGATATGTGTATGCAGGAGTTCCGCCCCTTTATAAAATTACAGAAGGTAAAGATACTTATATTTATTTAAAAGATGATGTAGAACTTGAAAAATATAGAACTAGTCATAAGGGAAAGAAGTATCTTGTTAATCGCTTGAAAGGGTAAGAGTTAGTCTGGCCCTTAGCTACTTTTCCGCTAATCAGCGGGGTTGTCTATAAAGACAGCTAACGAGGTAGTCTTCTATTTAAAAATTTTGGACATTTTAGGATAATCTGAAATGTGAAATTTTTATAATATATAGAAGATAATCTCGTGGGAAAAAACTACGATATTATCTCCAAAAAATTAAAAGGAGATAAGATAATGATAGGAATTTATAAAATTACAAATTTAGTAAATGGTCATAGTTATATTGGATTATCTACTCATATTGAAGATAGATGGGAGTATCATAAAAATCCATATAACTGGAATAGAGAAAAAAATAAATCTTTATACAAAGCAATTTTAAAATATGGTATTGAAAATTTTTCTTTTGAAATACTTGAATAGTGTTCATCAGAAGAGTTAGGATAGAAAGAAAAATATTATATTAAAAAATATAATACTTATCATGCTGGTTATAATATGACTGCAGGTGGAGAAGACAATCAAGGAGATAGTCATCCAAGGCATAAATTAACAAAAGAAGATGTTATAGATATTAGAACTAGATATGATAATCTTGAAAGGAAAAAAGAAGTTTATTAGCTGTATAAAGATAGAATTGGAGAAAGTGGTTTTTCTAAAATTTGGAAAGGTAACACTTGGACTTCTGTAATGATGGAAGTTTATACTCCATAGAATAAAAAATATCATTTACATGATACGGCAAATAAAGGTTCTCAAAATGGAAGATCCAGATTAACTGAATAGGATGTAAAAAATATTCGATTAAGAAGAAAAAATGGTGAAAAATTATCTGATGTATATGCAGATTATGAACATCTTTTAACTAAAGGATCTTTTACAAATGTTTGGTCGTATCAAAATTGGAAAAATATCGTAGTTTAAACCTGTATCGACTATCCCCTTTGTCGGGGAATACATCTCTTATTGATACAGAGATGGAAACGGTAGCACCCTATGATCTCAGTTAAAGCGTTAGAGGGAGGGTAAGAAATAGTCAGTGCCATTAGTGATAATGGAATAACACGTAGGAGAAATGTCACCTGATGAAACTTCTATTCTTGTGGACCCAGATAAAAGAATTATCAAACAGGTAACTGTAGAAGATATTGCAGCAGCGGATAAATTATTTGATGATTTAATGGGAACTCAAATCCTTCCAAGAAAAAGATTTATTCAGCAACATAGTGCGGAGGCTACTTATTAATGAGTACAAAAAAAATGTATGTTGGAGGAACTGAAAATCAATTTGTTTTTTCATCTGATAAAAATTTTGTAGAAAGATATTCTATTCCTAGTTTTGTTTATTATAAAGATTCTGAAGCATCCAATATAAAAGATTTTCCAGAAGAATGGCGATTAAAAAAAATTGAAAAATATATTCTTCAAGATAATTTAACATCTGAGTTTAAAAATAATTTAGCTCATTGTTTTTTATGCGTAAAATGGATGCCTATAAACAATGCTTCTAAATATTGTGATAATTGTCAATATAATCCTAATAAAGTACAAAAAGAATTAAATAAAGAGAAGAATAATGAAAAATAATATAAATATAATTGATTATATAGATAAAAGATTGTTAGAACAAAAATATGCAGGTACATGGATTACAAAAGATAAACAAAAAGTATCTATTGATTTAGAATAGGTATCATTATGGTGGAATGAATATATGAAACCAGAATTAATTGAAATAATAGAGGCTACTTATGGAATCTAACAATAAAATTTATTATATTACTCTTCAAAAAATTTTTGATGAAGATTGGAAAACTCAACTTGCTCAAGGTTACCCTCCAATCCCAAAAGGTGAGAAGGTTTTATATATAAAAACTTTTAATAATTGTTATGGAGAATATATTAGAATTAAATGGAATAATAACTATTATGATACGGTTTCATGGAAAATAAGAAAGGTAATAACAAATGAAAGTTAAATTTAATATTCCATTAGATTATGTTATGGGGTATCTTCGTTATGGACATAAAGAAGGTATTATAGAATTAACAGAAGATGAATTTAAAAGATTAGAAAAAAATCCTATGGATTTTATTGATGAAGAAGATATTTTATCAAATTTAGAATTAATTGTAGATGATTATAGAATAGAAGATTGGGGATCTCCTTTGGAAGTAAATTATGAGGTAATAAATAATGCAAAATGATTTAATAAAAGAAATGAGTACGAATTTTATTGAATACGCGGCCGCCTGTAATTCGGACAGAGCGATACCCAATGCCACCGATGGTCTTAAACCAGTAGCAAAAAGAATTTTATATGGGGCTTTTACAGGAGGAAGAACTAGTAATAAACCGCATGTAAAATGTGCAAAGATTGTTGGAGATGTAATGGGTTCATATCATCCTCACGGTAGATATTATAGTTTTAATTAAAAATTTTTGGTCAAAATAGAGTAATCCTTCATACAAAATTTTTATATATAATAGAAAGAGATATAGGAGGATTAATAAAATGAAATCTAAA